TCTTACCAAGATTGAATCCTTTATTGTCGTCTGTGAGACGGGAAGGAGGAAGATTGAGAGAATTGTAGAGTTTCTTTTTAAAGTACTCCACATCCTTGAGTTCGCCAAGGTTCTGTCCGCCAGGTAGGGTAGTGATCTCAGTTCCGCGACCACCCTCTCTACGAGGCAACCAAAAATCCTCTAGCATACTCATGTGTTTTTTGTCATCACGAATCTCTCCAGTGCTGGCATCGTAAACTAGTTTGTTACGATAACGTGCCATCACATCACGAAGATATTGTTCCGCTTTGACTTTAGGTAGATTGCCAACATCGATGTAGAAGATTCTACGCTCGGGAGCACGAGACAATCTGTAGATAACAAGAGCATCCTCAATCATTCTGAGTTGATTGAGTGATTTAATTGCCTTGTGCATAAAGCTCAAGTGCATTCTCTTATTAAGATCTTGTAGTCCTGAAGAACAGAAGGCAATCGAATCTGCTGCCATCTTAATTCCTTGGGAGTTAGACATATCTCCCACTGGACCTAAAGCACCACCTCTCAAATATCCTTTCGGATTGTAGAGATAGTAATCAATGTATTGACCCCACTCGTATTCTAGGGCAGTCCCTTTCAATGCTCTGTTTACTCTAGGATCATCAGCACCTTTGCTGAGTTTTTGCCTGACTTTACGAATCTTGAGCGGATCAATATAACGAAGTTCTGTAATTCCTTTCTTTGGGTTATCTAGATCGATAACTTTGTGGTAAAATATTCTACCGTCAATATACCATCCACGAATAATCTCATGGGCACGGTTGTCAAAATTTAGCATCTGTTTGATCTTGTCAAACTCGTCGCGAATTTTTTTCTTGACTCCCGCTCCAACTTCTAAGTTGTTGAGGTCAACCTCAACACAACTGTCATTAGCATCGCTAACAACAAATTCATTCACAATCTCATCTACAGCAGAGTCCACTTCTGGGTGTAGAGACATGTCTCTATACCTACGAATGAGTTCAAACTCATTCCTTGCGGTGGCATCTGTGTCCACATATGTTCCAAAGTAACCGCCTGCTGCTACTGAAACTGGTTCATCAGCAGAAGGAGGGACAGGGGACTGACCCTTCTGACCCTCCTTTCGGTTAATTTGAAAGCCAAATAACTGACTCATGATAATTTATTGAACTGTACGCCTCCTGTTATTTAGGCGATCTCAATTCCTCCTTGTTCACCTTCAGTTCCTGATCCGCCAACAGTCCAATATGAATATTGGAATTCTACGGAGAATTCTTCGATCTGATCATTGCTATCATAAGCAAGATCGATAGCAGAAACACTAGTAGGGAATGCATACCAGAGTTTGTACTGTCTTAGAGTTCTACCGCCTTCCTTCTCATCTTTTTCAAGTTGTTTAACTTGAACAGAAGTTGTATACTTGATAGGATCTACGCCACCTTCAGCTTTTGTTTTATTTCCTTGGTGCTCATTGACAGCAGATAACCACTCTTCAAATCTGGAGCGAACTTCCATCTTCTTATCGTTGATGAATGTTGCAGTCCAGTTATCAAAGGTGCGGTCACCAGCAATCTTAACAGTTCTACCACGGAATGGAACTTCGATTACTCCAACATTAGATGCTGGAAGTGCAGCTGACTTACACATTAGGGTGAGGAGATCATCATCTCCTCCTCCCGACAACCCAATTTCCGTAGGAAATGTGAGTTGTACTTCAAACATATTGGGTCTAACACCCTGCCTGACTTTTTGTAAAAAGCTGGAAACGTTATTACTTGCCATTTTTTGTAATTTCCTCTTCGTTTACTATTTAATGAATCAGCGTCCGACGACTTCGCTGAACGAAACGCCAGTTCTCGTAGCAGTAAATGTTACTGTGACATAGTTAATAGAACGAGCGGGTTTGATGAATAGTTCTGCAACAAACTCATTGCGATCAATAATCTCAGGAGTGTTGTTGGTAGAATCACATACTACTAGATAGTCGGTAATACCTTGTAGCGCAGAAACTTCTGCTAGATATGAATTAATTGTCGAGAGGAATCCATAACGGGTTGTCTCGTCATTGAGTTCAAAGAGAACTCCCTTAGCAAGTGCTTCAACTCTCTTCTCGATATTGAGGAAGAGACGACGAACATTGATTCTGTCGAATGCAGATGGAGCTGCAAGTGCGGTCTTGTCTCCGAATAGAACTGCACCTGTTCCAGCAAAAGAAACAACTGGGTTTACTCTTGCTTGATATAGTTCATCACGGTCTGCCTTATTTGGATTGAAAGCAAGTTTGATGACGTTGCGAATACCGCCACGGTTTAGACCAGCAGGAGAAATCCAATCAGCAGTTGTAGTTGAAACATTTACGCATAGACCAGCAACGTCACCATTGCATGGAATGTAACGATACTTGTCATTAAAACGATCGTACATGTACTTGTAACCACTGTCGAGAACAGCGTATGAAGTAGATGTGATAGAGTTAAAGAAGTTGAGAGTGTTTGCTCTCTGATCAGCGGATGATAGTGCTGAACCACTGTAGGAAATTTGATTTCCTTTGTGTGGTGAAACAAATGCTAGGCAGTCCTTACGGAGTGCAGCGATTGCAACAACCTTTTGTGCTTTTGTTAGCGTATCTGATTCACTCGCCATTGATCCGCCCATGAGAACGAAATCAACTTCGGTGTTTTCGGTATCGCTAAAGAACTCATATGCAGCAACTGCTTCACCAGCAGTGTACGCATAGTCATCAGTACCACCAGAAAGATCAGTGGTGTTCATTGCCAAGAGCAAGAACTTATCTCCAGAAGATAGTGCTGAAGAATCTGAACCTAGAGCTTCTCCACCACCAGCAGAAACTGGTTCGATTGTGTTTGCTAGTGCTCCACCTTGGAAGATGTATTGTGACTCTTGATTGATAACATCCTTGAAGTAAGCAAGTGCTCCTTCGCTGGTCTTGCCATCAGAAAGTTTTGAAAGATATGTAAATCTCTCAAGGATAGTGTTAGCAGCACCAGATACATCACCAGTTGTGTCGATAACAGCAACGTGCATTTCATCGTATGCTAGTCCTCTTGCGGAAGCATACTCAGAAGTTCCAGGACGGGGACCAATTGCTGAGAGTTGCAAACCAGTACCAGCAATTTCAGTATTGGTAAACCAATCTTTTACGCCGCTGATTGCAATGTTGTCGTTAGTTACTGCGGTGATTGTTACGGTAAGATCTGCACTAGCACCAGTTCCTAATCCTGCAGCAGCACATGTAACAACATCATTTGCTACGTAATCTTGACCACCAGCAACAATAGCAACTCCTGTTACAGCACCACTAGCATCGATGGTAACATCCAATCTTAGTCCAGTACCAGAACCACCAGTAGGATCTACGGTGTGTGTTCCAACTTGAGTTCCAACACCTGAATAGAATGATGGGTTTACTGCAGTAGCAACTCCATCACCAGTCTCATCAAAAATGTCTGCAGAAGTAATTAGAGATGCTGGATTGTCGAGAATAACTGCAAGTTCGCTAGTTGCAGCATCGAATGAATAAATTCTTCCTGCCTTTCCGCTTACAGTGGTGAATGCAGTTCCTAATGTTGTATGTGCTGGAGCAGATGCTAGGGTTAGGATTTGATCCGCTCCACGGTCAACTGCTACAACTTTAAGGGAATTACCCCAAGTTCCTGCTGTTCTTGCTGCGAAAGTGTTAGCAGCGCCAACACCTGCTTGCCATTCGAGGTCGTTCTTGATTAGAACACCAGCACTCGATGCAGCATTAAGACATCCAGTTTCTGCACGTACAACAGCTAGTTGTCCGCCATATCCTAGGAACTCTGCTGCGACCATCCAGTCCTCAGCATTCTCTTCTCTTGGTGTACCGAAAACGCTTACGAGTTCTTTTTCGCTTCCAATCGAAACGATTTCACCGATGGGTCCTTTTTGGAACGACGATGCGAATGCAGCGGTAAGAGCAGAATCTCCTACAATAACAGCATTGGTTAGGTCGCGTTCCCTAAGAACTACACCTGGCGAGACTTGACTTGCCATGTTTAAACTCCTTTAGAAAATTCCAAATTAATCTGTAAATATTTAGAATTTTGCCTTTCTCCAGCGGGGAAACCATGCACGAACCCTTTACCAGTCAGGATATACATCTTCCTTTTGGTTACGTTTTTTACACTTTACTCTTTTCTTTGTACATTCCTTACATTCGTATGAATATGCCGACACAGAATTCCTGTTTCTTCTACTCCTATAAAAATCTGAAAGTAAATCTTTTGTCGCACCACAGGTTCTACATTTCCTTTCGGTAAATATCAGATGG